AATACACTTCATTAATTTGTCATAAAGAAAAATACCAAATAGTAATAATGAAGGACCTAAAATATTTTCTATACTACCTAGTTTCATTTTTCTTTGCCTTTTTTTAGATTTTATCGAAATCTCCTCTTACTTTTACAAAATCCCAAATATAATCATCACGTCTTTTTACAAACACTAGTGGATCACCCAATTCAACCGCCATAATTATAACTAAATTGCTAATTGGTGTTCCTGTCATTTCCTCAAACATTACAGCATAAGCTGATGTTTGCATGAAATAACTTTCAATATCCTTTTCTGTTCTGGCATCTTTTGCAGTTTTAAAATCTATCACAGATAATCGTTTATTGAATTCTGCTATACAATCAACTTGACCTGCTGCTTTCAAAAATTTAGAGAAAAGAGGTGTTTCAAGAGCATGAATGTTATCAACACTCTTGTCCAATATCTTTTGCAATTTTTTGAAAGAATTTAATAGAAACGCATTTTGTATAGCAAAGGGTTCATTTCCAAGGTATTTTTCAAGAATATCATGCAATTCTTTTCCGTGTCTTAGAGCTAAACCAGAAATTCTTTTTGCCTCTTTTTCACCAACCGCTTTTTTCCATTGTTCTATAGTTTCTTTTGGTGATATTGACAAAATGGTTGTTACTGAAGGATATAATCCATATGGTGTATGATAGAAGCGTTTATCTCCCACCATAGTAGTATTTAGGCTTTTAAACGTAAAATTAGTATTACGCCAGACAAAAGGCCTTGGCACAATATTTGCAACCCTATCTTTTTTTAATTGAGCTATTGAATAATTCACAAGATCAAAATGTGTTGATTGTTGATGGTATTGATCTACTACTATGTCTTTTTTTAATTACCTTCAAAATATCTTTGAATGTATCATCTGGTTTTGTAACTCCAAGTCTGGCCGAATCAATTGTTGAGATTGGTTGTATGATATGAACAACTTCTGGATGATCCAAAAGATACCTGCCAAATTCTGACATGGAGAGTAATAATTCACATTCCTCCCCTGTCTCCTTATTCCTGAATGTATATAATGGCATTTATATTAAATCTTCGTCCTCTAATTCCATCAGTTCATCAATATCAAGAGTTCTGAGAGCATTTTTCATGCGCTTGCGGCCCCTTTGTTTCTTGTTTCTGATAATGTCTTTCTTTGACATTCGCTCAAAAGCATAATCATCATCCATGGTATCAACACTAGGGCGTTTCTTAGTCTTGGCCATTTTGGCTTAGTTTCCTTCTACTGCTACTGATTCTTTTGGTGTGTAATCTCCTACCATTATAGCAGGAAATGCGGCTTTTGCAATGCCACTTGTGATATTTTCAAAGGGCATTTTTTTATCTTTAATGCCTATCATGATTGGAACATCATCTGGGTGTAGATTTTCCAAAGTTTCGATGAAAAGCTTTTCTCTCTTAATTCTATGTATGTTTGGTGAGGCGTTTGCATCCCAAATATGAAACTTTCTCAATTCTCTATACATTGTAGTTTCATCATGATGATCGGCCTTTCTGAACGGAGGTGTTCCTGTAGGTAAATCCCAAACTGCTCTAGGATCATAAGTGACCGAAAATATATATTCCAACTGTTGTGCAATTTCACAAGTTTGGAGATACTTAATTCTTTCCTTTTCGTCTTTTATTTCATTAGCTTTTTTGAGATGATGTGCTATTGTTCTTCTCATTATTAAAACTCTCCTATTCTTTCTATCATATTTACCAATTTTTTATCAACAAAATATTCAAACATTTTTGATTTATTCTTACCAACATCTTCATTATATTTATTAAGTGTTTCATCTACATACTTTTGTGGTGTAAGTGATAAATCAATCAAAGTTTTGTTTCGTATAAAATTTCTGTTTAGATATTCCTCAGTAAAAGTTTCTTCATTTCTAATTATTCTGGACCATTCTTCCATTCTCTTTTTAGTGATTTTGGATTGTCTTGCGCCTTCTGTGACAAAAACATCATCACGAGAGGCCATATTTGGAATTCCATCGCCACGATCACCATTAATTATGTGTTCAATTAGAAATGTTTCAGGATCGTCTGATTTCAACCATCTTTTCCTTGGCGGGTCCCATTGATCTACAAAACCATATCTTTGTAATTGCACAAAATCCTTATCACCAGACACTATAAGATATCTTTCAAAATCTTGGTGTGCATATGCTTTCGTATATTCGTGCATAATTAAAGAGCCAATAATATCATCAGCTTCGACGTTATCAACTAAAATTACTGGATATGGAAGAAATTCCTTTATTTCATCTGTGAATTTTTGTATTGAACCAAATATCATAACCCAATCTAAATCAGATTCAGCCCTAAATTTCTTTCTGTGTGATTTGTAGAATGGAAAATATTCTTTTCTCCACGATCTTTTAGCATCAGTGGCAATGACCATTTCATCACCCCACTGTTTATTTCTATAATTAACATTAATTGCTCTAAGTGAATTGAGAACCATATGTCTCAGAAAATTTTCATCATTAATTAAATAATATTTTTTACTTGCATTTTCTTTTCTGTTAATCAAAATCATAAGATTCGCAATCATGACTTGATTCAAGTCAACTATAATCATTGTAATTAACCTTCCTCACCTGTTTCATCTTTTTCTTCTTCTTTAAGTGTATATGTATACAAAGGAAGATCAAATTCACCATCAGCCATATCAATCAATTCAATGGTTTCTTCGGCAGCTTTCTTGATTGTTGGAGTGAAACCATTTACTTTCATCAAGAATGAAATTAAAGACTCTCTCGCCATGTAAAGATAACGAGAACATTCGGCATGAATTTTACCATCATCTACTCTTTTTCTAATCATTCCAACAGCTAACATCTGATCCGCAAAAAGGTCCAAATTTTCATCAACCATTCTACTGAAATACATATAATTCATTTTTTCAATATCAGATTCAATTTTTTTCTCGTCTGTTGGGAATTCAATAGTCTTATTAGCACCTTTACCATATTTTTTATCAGTCTTATTGAATAGATTTACAATTTTATTTGACATTATTTACTCCATTTGAGTTATACATAATAGTATATAGACGGCCGAGACCGTCTATATTTTTCACTACACAACAATTTTAAGGATCAGAGTATCTTTGTTAACTCGACCAGTAACATTGTTTGTCTGGGATTTAGCTTTGATTTCTCCCATCAGTTTTCTTAGAATAATCTTTCCTCCACTCATAACTCTGTTGATTATCTGTTCTTTTTTGCGACCAACACGTTTTGCATCAGAGTTTTTAAGGTCTACATTCTTTATGGTAGAACCTTTGATATCAAACCCCGACCTATCAAGTGCCCTGTAAACTGTTAACCTTTCATATTTTGTGTTGAACAGCCACACCTCTTTAGCACCAACAATCTTAGTGGGATCGGCCGAGACGATTTTCAGTTCCTTGCTGTCTTTGAGGTAGTTGAATTTTGCGACCTTTTTAGTAACAGAAACAGATTTCTTTTTTCTTGTCCTTCTGACTCTCTTGGCGCCTTCACAATATTTTTCTAAATCGCCGACAAGCCCTTTGTAAGTATTCAACATTTTATTAAATGACCTCTTGGGCAATTTACCATAAGCTTCCTTGAGGTCCTTATCTTTTCCGGATTTAGCTTGTTCGAGTTCTTCAACAACAGGCTTATAATATGATAACACCCTTTTTGCTACCACAACAGAAACTTCATCCTTTTGAAGGTCAACATATAGGTTGATATCATCATCTTTATCCAGGCGCACCTCCAACTCTCCAATGATGGTGTTGGCCTTTTCACGAATATGATCCTGCACCGTCAGCTTTGGTCCGGTATCTTTCTTTTTCTTTACCGGCTCTTTCTTCGGGATATAAGCGTATGCCTCATTGAGGAACCTTTCCATACTTTCGATGGTTCTTTCATCAAGATTAGAACCATTGGTTAGCATACGAGCGATCCAACCAGAAGTTTTCGGAAATGATTTATCGGGGATTTTCTTGGCCTTCCTAAGGTCAAGTGTTCGCCCAGTGTCTTTGAGATATTCTGTCAAATATTTCCTTGCATCAGCAGTATCACACATATAGGAATACCAATTCAATGCATTGCAAAGGTCCATTCCTGATGGGGTTTTGTATATTGGTTCATCACCAAAATAGCGACGATTGATTAACTCCGTTTCTTTCGCGGAGCGCCTAGCTTTGATATTTTTCCTTCGACCCATTTTATCCTCTGGTGGTAGGGTTTATCCTATGATTTTTTCTCACCACCAATATAGGTGATTCGCAAGCAAAAGTCAACCAATATTTTTTAGTTGACAGACATTTTTCCATAGTGTATATTTAGGATAAAGAAAGGAAAAGTGATTCGCCATGAAATTCAAGGTAAATCTTGACAAATACGAATACTCCGAGTTGCGTCGTCGCTCCATGCGGGGGCTCTACAGCGGTAAGTATGATCGTGTTGGTGACGTTGTAACTTTCTACACTGGTAAGCCAAAGGACCTTGCTAAGTTTCTTGAAACTTTTGTGGATTTTGGCGAGACTACAGCATATGAAGTTTTGACTGGTTAAGGAGAAAACATGAAAAAGATCGTGGAAGTTTGGCATCGTGAAGATGTAAATCGGACCGAGCATGATGCAAAACTTTTGCTTATGAGCGAAGGCAATTATGGATACGTCAAGGTCGCTGAGGTCGCTGTTGATGACGATCAGGATGAAATGGATATGCTTGAACAGGCATATTATGAAACACAGAATCTCCGAGATTCGTGGAGCATGGATGAAGGCGTTGATGGTCCTAACGCGACTCGTATTGTGCCTTTGCACACATATGGTAATCGGTCTATGGGGCTTCGTTCTACCAGCTTGGGCGACCGTTTGAAGATAGATGACAAGTTCTGGAGAGTTGCTGGTATTGGGTTCAAATTAGTTTCGTGAGATAATTTTCCCACTGCAACTTCCTGAAATCCCAGGAATAGAACATATCATAATATCTCTTTTGATATTCCAAATGCGTGGTCATATGATCGCGCATTTTTTCTTCCATGCACATTTTACAAGCATGGGCTAAAACCTCAGCAAACCGATTTGCATGGATAGTATGATCTTCTGACCACTGATACATCATTGCCCATTCATTACATGTTTCTGGAAGTGCAGCATAATTTGGGCAAACAACAATGTTCATTGCAGACATTGCCTCTATAGCAGCAATGCATGATGTTTCTGGCCAAATTGATGGATATGCGAATATATGAGATTTTTTCAAAGCCTCTCTAACTTCTGAATTTGGAACAGAGCCATGATATGTAATATTTTCGTTTTTCCTACAAGCATCAAAAAGCTTTTCATATTGCTTATCTCGTTCTGGCCATCCATATATGTTAAAACTAGAATACACATCTAAATGAATTGGAAACATTTCTTGAAGATGTTCAAATACTGGTATTAAAAGTTCCAACCCTCTGTGGGGTGTTGTGTGATAAATTATGTTGATTGTTCCATCAAACTCTTTTTTATCAATGTCAATTGGAACTATAGCATTTTTCAACACAGTTGCATCAGAATATGGAAGCCCAAGAATCAAATTATACATTTGCATTTGCCAATTCGAAACACAAACCAATCCATCAAATCTATCTCTCATAACTTTGTCGCCAAGATGTTTAGATTCTGGATCGTTAGGCAGATCATGCAACCACAATATCTTTTTCTTGGATTCGTCCAATTCTCTCACTCTTGAAGGAATGATCTGAAAATGTTCCAACAAATCACTGTCAACATTTGAATATAATGCATCAAGCATCAATTCTGTTCCGCCCATTGCATTTCTGCTCAATTCGTTAGTCTCTATTTTTAATTTCATTGTAATGTAATAACCTCTTTTATTATTTTTTCAACACTTTTAATTGAATTGTCTGTATAACACAATTCTGTATAAGGAATTTTATAATCAAACAACATTTTCAATAAATCTACATCAAGTTGTTCCGCTTCGAATTTTGTTTGTAATCTTC